TTCTAATACTGCAGGTGTTTGGTCTAAATAAACCATGAATCTTCGCTCTAAAAGAGAACGATAAATAATATTTGTAGGATTACCTTTGTACTTTTCTGGATTTCTCGGTCTAAACTTTCCTTTATAAGACATAAATAACTATAATATATATTACAATAGTAGGACATTAAATATGAGTTTGTTTAAAAAATCTAAGTCGGCCGTAAAGAACTATGTAGGTTCTATTAAAGGAGACGCTAATTCTATAGGTTCACAATTAAAATCTAAATTAGGTTCTATGGAATCTATATCGAATACATTCGATCAGAGAATAGCAGACGGTTTGACTGATTTATTAACAGGTGCCACAGGTATAAGAACATCTAATATACCTGAAATAAGTGATAAGGCTATGAAAGCCAAGTCAAAGAATAGAGAACAAAGAGCTCAAGTTCTTAATGGTGCTATGAAAAGACACAATACACCAGCAACAGGTGTCAAGTTAAAGTTTCCGGAAAGCTTTTTGAGAGAAGACGGTACAGCTGATGAGTTACCGAACTACATTCATTTCCGTTCTAAGACTAGATCATTACCAGAACCTGGTGAAAAAGTATATGATATTTTCTTATACATACCAGACGATTTATCTGATAACTTAGCTGTAGAATATGAAGAACAAGAAAAAGGATTATTAGAATCAGTAGTAGGTAAAGTATTTACAGACGGAAATGATTTTGGAATGTCTGGTGATGAATTCAAAAGAATCATGATTGATAACGCACCGGGTTCAGCTATAATAAAACAAGCTGCTGGTAAAACTGTAAACCCAATGAAGTTTCAGTTATTCAAAGGTGTAAATTTCAGAACATACTCTTACGATTTTAACCTAAGACCTAAGAACAAAAAAGAAGCTAATGTAATAAGAGAAATGGTACATGCATTTAAAGAATCAGCATTACCTGGTGTTATGGGTGCTAATGATAGAATCTATACTTTTCCAAATGAATGGTCTATAAGATTTCATGGTCCGTTTAAAGACTATATAGATTATCCATTAGTTTCAATTTGTACTTCTGTAGATGTAGACTATACAGGTGGTCAGGCTTTCCAAGCTATGACAGACGGAGCACCTTCAGCTGTTTCATTAAAGATAAGTTTTACTGAAACAACAACTCTTAATAGAAAGAAATATTCAGAAGGTTCATCAGCGTTTACGAATCAAGGTGGTGACGGTAGAGAAAGATATCAAGACGAAGGTAAGAGTTCATTTATAAAACAAGAGGATGGCTCAGCAGCTCTAGCTGAACAAAGAAAGAAAGCTAAAGAAGAAGAGGACAATGATTAAAAATGGCTAAAGGATTTTTTAAACATATACCGAATATTAATTACGATTTTAAAAGTGATGGTAAATACTATCAAGCTAAAGATTTATTTCGTAAAGTATCTACTTGGAGTTATCTTCAAGACGGTGTATCAGGATATAATTATTATAGAATAACTGAAGGTGAAAGACCTGATGTTGTAGCATCGAAACTATATGGTGACGGAACATTGTATTGGACTTTCTTTTTAGTTAATGAGAATTTACAAGACTTTAATGATTGGCCTAAGTCAAACCAACTTCTAGAAAAATTTATTAATAGAAAATATTCAGGTAAATGTTTAGTATCTTCTTCAAGTACAGACATTGTTTCAGCTACATCTAAATTTCAACTAGGTGAAAAAGTTTCACAATCATCATCTGGTGCTATAGGTTTTATTACAAAAGTTGACCCTACACATAATAGATTAATTGTTAATAGTGTTGAAGGTTCATTTACAACAGGTACAGTAGTTGGTGCTGATTCAGAAAAGAGTTTTTCAGTAACAAGTGTTGTTGATGAAAGAAGTCATATAAACCACTATACAGATTCAAACGGATTAAAGACAACAGTATCTACAGGTAACACAATAGTCACAAATGAAGAACATGAAAGAAACTTAAATGAAGACAAATTTTTGATAAGATATATAGAGCAACAATATATAGATAGAATAACAAGAGAATTTATTGAACTCTTACGAGATTAGTTATGGCAACAGGAGTAGACAACTCAAACTCTACTAGCTACGAGTTAGAAATATTAACAATAGTAAACAATGAAGGTGACGGATTTGATATCCGTGATATGTTGATTGAATGTAATCTATTTGAATCTATTCATCACAACTTTTTAATGGGTGAATTAATAATAGGTGATGCCGTTGGTCTAAAAGAAAACGCTAAACTGTTTGGACAAGAATCATTGAGACTTAGATTCAGACAACCAGCTGGAGTACATGATGATACAGACGAAGAAGATGTTATTGATCAAATATTCAGAATATATAAAATTACAAACGAAAAAAGAGTAGATGAAACTTCTGTAGTATATCAAATATATTTTACATCACCAGAATTCTTAAAATCTAAAAGAGTTAGAATTAGTCAAGCTCTTAGAGGTTCCATGACTGATATGGCTGCTAAGATAGCCGAAGATCATTTAGGTATAGTTAATGAAGTTAAAGATAAAAAGTTAGAACCTTATTTTGAAATAAGAGAAAAGTCTCAAGGTGATAATTTTCATATTGTTGTTCCGAATTGGACAGCCAATTACACAATAAATCATCTTTGTTCTGAAGCTCAAGGTGTAGATTCTAAAAGTGGTTTATCAGATTCATTCTATTTCTTTCAGACAGCTAATGGTGGATATAGAATTCAATCTCTAGCTAATATGATGGAATTAGAATATGCTGGTGGAAGACCATTTGTTTATTCACAAGCTTTATCTGATGCTGATAAAAAGAATACATCTTTTGATAAATCAGATGGTGAAGATGTAGGTGAAGGTCGAAGAATACTTGACTATCAAGTTAGTAGTAGTGCTAATGTTCTAGAAGGGACTATGAATGGTTTATTCGCTTCTAGACAAATAACACTAGATAATACATATCAGTTTTACATAGATAAATCATTTAATTTTCTAGAAAGTTTTTATAGTGATGATTGTCATATTCATGACAATCCATTTATAAGACAACAACCCGAAGTAACACATATTGGAACATCAGCAGAAGAAGGTGATGTTAGAATAATAGGTTCTATGGAAGATAAAGCTATCGGTGATTATAGTGATTCGTATTTAATACTAGCTAGTGATGCATCATTTGTTCATGATGAGAAAAATAAAATTACATCACCAAATCATGGTTCACATTTAGGTGCTAAACAATTTAGAAGAGCTGCATCAGAGTTATTAAAATATTATGTTGTAGATTTTGTTTTACCTACTAGAACAGATATTTCAGTTGGTCAATTAATTAATCTAGAGATACCCCCAGCTGTACCTGGTGAAGATAAAGAACCAAAGTTTTCATCTGGATTACATTTAATTACTGATTTGTCATGGAACTTAACTAGTAATAGTTGTCAATTAAATGTTAGATGTATTAAAGATTCATTACCAAATGAAATTGAAACTACTGAAATTGATTATGGAGAGACAATGTAATGTATAGTAATATGAAACTATTTAATGGTGTTGTAGAAGATAGAAACGACCCATTGTTTCTCAATAGAGTTCGTATTAGAATATACGGTATTCATACACACGATAAACAAAAGATAGCTACACCTGATCTGCCATGGTCAGAAGTAATGATGCCGACAACTTCTTCAAGTCTATCAGGTCTCGGAACATCTCATCATGGTCTAGTTGAAGGTTCTCATGTTGTAGGTTTTTATAGAGATGGAGACTCTATGCAAGACCCTGTAGTTATAGGTTCTATGATAGGTGCACCACAAGATTTTTATAGAATAGATGAAACTATTGATGACACAGGTACTAAAACATTTACTAAAGTAAAGAGAACAACTAAAGATGGTTTCAATGACCCGAGATTAGAATCAGAATCATCATACAAAGGTACACCTGACGGACCAGAACCAAAACATATAAATAGAAGTTACGGACTTACATTAGGATTAGATAAATCACCAAGACGAGACGGAAAAACTAAAGGTGATGTATATCCTAAATCTGATTATATTGGTACAACTAGTGTAAATCTTTTAGCTAGAACTACAGACTATGCTGAAACTAATAACAACCCTGTAAAAGATGTATATCCTGTTCTTACTTTAAAAGAACAAGAAGGTCCTGGTTTAGAAAATTTAGAAGTAGGTAAAACAGAAGGTAAAAATAATACAGCGTTAAGAGATGTTACTACATATCTCAAACCCAAATATCCATTTAATCATGTACAAGAAACAGAATCAGGTCATTTAATAGAATTAGATGATACACCAGACTATGAAAGAATTCATCTTTATCATAGAAAGGGTACTAGATTCGAAATAGATAAAGACGGAAACTATGTTGAGAATATTGTAAAAGACAAATATTCTGTAGTCGCTGGAAATGATTTTGTAACTATAACAGGAGATGTAGTAGTCAATATAACAGGTAACGCATATATGAATGTTACAGGTAATAGTACAAGTACTGTTGGTGGTAATCTTAATGCTACTATAACTGGTACAAGTGATGTAACTTCTGAAGGTAAAATAACAATTACAGGTAATGATACAACAGAGATTATATCAGATACAACTGTAA